TCTTTGCTCATAAGGTAATCGCAGTCATCTAGCATATCAAACATATCAGATATATCTGCTTTGATTTCTATGTCGCAGTCTATCCAAATGATTTTATCTGCTGGTACTTTTTCAATAGCTTTAGGTTTATAAAACCAAGTTCTACCATCAGATGCAACTAGGAATGAATTAGGATATTGTTTTAAGAAGCCGAAGTTAGCTATGTATAATGGAATCTTAATATGCTTATGGTAGCCATCTAAAAACCAATCAAGTATGTCTGTGAAGTTATTATCGCAACCAGTTACAAAAGCTTTCATAATTGAATCTTAACAGTATTCGTATAAACATTAAACCAGTCTGATGAGTAATCACAATCCTCATACTTCTCAAAATAACAACCACCTTCTGTAAAGTGTATGTTCTTAGCATTAGAGTTGTGTGGGTATTCGCCTACTAACCAGTTCCATTCTAAAGGTAAGCCACCAACTTTGTCAGTCCATTTAAACTGATGTAGTTCTAAACCAGATGCTTCATTAACGTATTCTTTAGTGAGTGCTTTGCATTTAGATGTATTCATTAGCATTAAACTAGACCAGTTCTTTTTTTCATAAACAGTTTGTGTTTGATTGCCGAACTTAGATAGATGCTTAGGTATGTAATCGTGCTGACAACACATAACAGCATAATCATCATTTCTTAAATCCCATAGTTCTTTGATGTCTGCTTTAAATAGCATATCGCAATCAAGGAATAATGCCCAACCATTATAACCCATAAGATGAGGAACTATAAATCTGCTAAATGAGAACTCAGTAGATGATAAACTATTTCTTGGTCTGCTAAATGAATCTTGAATATTAGGTAAGTAGATTGGTGTAAATGATACTGGTACTGAACTATGTCTTAGTATGCTTTCAGCTAGTATATGGTAAGCTATTTTCTCTTTGCTGTCATATCCAATAAAGACATTAATCATCTTTGGATTGTAGCTGTTTTAACTCAATATCCTTTGCTTGTACTTCCTCGTTTAATCTGTCTATTTCTTTTTTAAGATTATAAATGATTACTTCAAGATCGTTTGTTCCTCGCAAACTTTTATCTAACATCTTTGGTTTCTTTCGCCCACACATTTGATTCATTTCTTTTTGTTTTGATAAGTTCTTAAATATCTTCTGCCTAAAGCTACTGCTTCAGATTTGCTTTTACCTCTATAACCCCAAGCTTCTAAGCTTAGCTTTAATCTTGTCTTACGACCCTTAGAATCAAATAGTCTGCCTTGACTGCTACCCATTCTAACTAAGAATGAACCTTTACGTCTATACTCAGTCAAAGTATTTGGTCTTGATTTAACTGGTGGTCTTAAATTTCCACCTGTTGCTTTGTTATATCTTCTTCTACCAGATGCACTTAAACCACCTCTTGGGTTCTTATCTCGTTTTAATAAACTAAATTTACTCATACTTTTTTAAGTTCAATTTTATTGGTGCTTGTTTCTTAACTTTTAAGTTATGCTTTTTCATAAGCAAATCAACAATGCACTTATGACAAGCTTTGATGTGTTGTTCAAGCTTGTTGTTCATTTCTCTTTTACAAAATATACATTTACTTGCCATCTTCAACTTTCAGTTCAATAATTTCTTTTGGTTCTTCGTGTTCTATGATGTCATAGATTGGCAAAGGAACATTGTCGTCAGTGTTTTGTATCTTATCGGTTTGTCCAAGATAAACTTTGCCTAACCACATAGCCATAATACTGGAATTAAGCTTACTAGCAATATCAAATTGGGTTTTTCTGATATTAAGTTTTGCAACATTAACCCCTTTATCGTATGCTTCTAATGCTTGTTGATTTCTCCATAAAGTTTGCCTAGAACAACCTATGATATTTGCTACTTCTTCCTTAGTACACATATAACTGGCTAAATCTTCTATTTGTTTCAAAACCTTAGGTGTAAATTCAAATGCTGGACGACCACCTTTATCTATTACTAGTATATCTTTACCCATATTAACCGATTATGTTCGTTAAATGTTCTATTAAGCTTTTTTTAACGATTTGTAAAGGAACTCTAGTAGATTCTGGTTTTGGTATAGTACATGGCAGATTCCATTAGCTAATGAATTACAGCTTATTTCTTCTGCTTTAGCTGGTAAATCTATTTTATATTCATCATGGATTAAATGGAATATCTCGTGAAATAGTGTGTTGCTCATTTCAATATTGTCTAGTGATTTGTCTATGGTCATGGTGTTTTTGTCTGAGTCAAATTCACCGAAAATCTTTTTCTTAGATGCTGTTTCTTTGTCAATGTAGTCTAACTTAATCAGTCTGCTTCCAAAGACTATCTCGTTAGGTAAACTCATTTTCTTTTAAGCTTCTTTGTTATGTAAAGGTTTTTAACAAAGCTGTTTTTCTTACCGAATTTTTGACCAGCAGAACGTCTAGCTTTTTTATAAGCTTTTGATTTAGTGTTAAAAGGTTTTGGTGTGCCAAGTTTAGATGGTCTTTGTCTTTCCCAAATAGGTTTTTTCATTTTTTCTTTCTTGGCATTTTTAAAGGTTTTGGTTTGTAAACCCTGTATGTGCCTTTTGTTTTAACTTTGTTTGTATAAAGTTTGTTTAGCGAAGTAGATGTAGTTTCGTTAGCCATTATATTTTATGTTTAATTTTATTAATCATTCGGATTATCTCTATTCGGTATGTTTGTGAAGTAGAATAATTTTCTAATGTTTCAGCTAGTTTTATAGGGTCTTTAGTTCTTTTCCTTAGATTTCTAAATTCAGAATAGTGATGATTGTTGTTAAGTGTATTCATGTAATCTTTTACAGACTGACATTTTGTTTTATATGTTTTTACTCTCCAGTTAATTGATGGGTCTTGTTTAAGTGGCAGGATTCCATTCTTAGACCAAACTCTAATTCCAAATAAGTTATTTCCTAATGTTGCAAATCTTGAATTGCCATAGTCAGATTCTACGATTGCTTGTGCTATAATTAATACTGAAGGTATTTGTTCTTCCTTCCTTATCTCTAGGTTATGAAAAGCAATACATTTCTTCATGCTTTCAATAAACCTTTCGCTAGAGATAGTTTCTACTTTAGGTTCTCCAAAACCTATTTTCCTGATTTCATCAAGAGTGCTTTGTCTTATTTTGTCTTTAATGTGATCATTTGGAAAAAATGTTCCAATTAAAAACACTAACATTAAAAATAATAAAATGATTGTGTAATCCCAAAGCTTGATGCTTAGTATTTTACTGTTCATTGATTTTTAAGGTTTTGATAACCTTCCAGCTTTACAGCTTATCTAATTAAATTATTCTTCGTCAGAATCTAAATCTTCGTCATCTGAGAAATCATCATCTGAATCGTAATCATCAGAATCATCTGTCTCATAGTCGTCAATCGCTGACTCAAGTTGGTCTCTTAGCTTTGCAACTAAATCATCTATCTTGTCTAATTGCTTTAAAGCTTTTTCTATTGTTTTTTCCATAACTACATTCTCCTGTTGTTATAAGGCGAATCAGTAATGTTATTTTAGGATTATGTAAATATATAATTTTTGTAGGGTGGAATTTCACCACCCCTGATACCTAGCTAGTTATTTATGGTTATAAAGATATTATTGTTTTATTTCAAGAGTTTAATGTGTGCAGAACCCATTTCTCGTAATCTTCTGCGTCAAGTTTTTCACGCATAATTTCCCACTCGTTCTTTTCTTTTGGTTTCTCAATGATCTTTGTTTTTAAGTCTTGCAAGGTAGGAATAGTAATTTTCTTTGGTGTATTAGTCATATTGCTAAGACTTAACATATTTTTATCTATACTAGTAGTATTAGTATATATGGTTGTTGTTCTGTCTGTCAAAGTTTGATCCGTTTTGACTGGCACATCTTGATATTTGCTATATTTTACAATGGTATAGATGCTTAAATTTTTGTGCAAAGTTTGATTCAGATTGCCTGAATGAATCAAGTTAGCAATTATAGTTCTTATTTTACGTTCAGATAAATCAAATTTTTTAGCTAAATCTTTATAAGCTATTGAAACTTCTCCTCTTTTTAAAGTTAATTTCTTTTTTCTGTAAATAACATTAACTGGTTTATGTGAAGCCATAGAAACCAAATATAGAAATACAGCTACTTCTAACTGATTATTAAAATCTTTAGAATTATAAATCTTCCTATGTAAAGCTATCCAACCTTCAGTCATTTAACTTCTGCCTTTACTAAATCTATAACTCTATTTGTAAAAGCTTTTAATCCATTCTTCTGCGTGTCTTTTACAGAAGCATAAATTGTAAACCATGATTTGTTATAAGCTTTGCCAATTTCATTATAAGATAATTCTGTAATCTCTCTAATGACTGCTAGACAAATTTTGTTATGTGGAACGTCAAAGAAGTTTATATCTTTGTATAGTTTATGATTGCAAAGAACTTTTTTTGTTATTTCGGATATGTTCTTGATAGTTAAGTTTTCCATTGTATGCACCTTCCTGTTTGGCTTGGTTAATTTTATTACAAGGAGATATAATAGCCAATTTTAAACTGACTGCAATAGGGTTTATATTAAATTTATAGAAGAACTCTAATTCGCCTATTTGATGTTGTAATGTATGGCAGGTAAAGCACATTGGAATACAGAATCTATCATCTCTTATGCCTTTGCCTACATTACCTACTTTAGGAATAGAACGAATATGACAGCATTGAACTTGGGTATCATCCCCACAAACGACACATGGAAAAGAAGCTACGAACTTCTGATGCTTAACAGAATGAATTATGTTTGCCTTCGCTATTTGCACTATTTATATTTTTTTGCTTTTTTCTTTGCAGTTCTAGCAACTGATAAAGCTATTGCCACAGATTGTGCTTGTGATTTACCACGTTTCATTTCTCGGCTTATATTCTTGCTTATTGATTTCTTAGAATAACCTTTAATTATTGGCATTATTTCTCCTAGTTATATAACGTGGGTAAGGGAAGGCACTTACCCACAATCCCTAGTATCAAATATAGAACAAAATGGCAACGAATAAGTCATTGTTTT